GTCAACTGTGCTGCCACCGATTGATTGAGCCATATTGTTTCCAGTTGAGATAAACCCATTAAGGGATCTTACCGGACCGCTAAACGTTGATCTTGCCATAATTATAATCCTCCTAGTTAATTTAGATATAGTCTCTAGGCCGTCGACTATACGCGTCTATATCTAATTAATAATTGTATAGTATTTTTATTATACCCAAAAAAAAGGGGCGCTACAAGAGCGCCCCTTAATAGATTTTTAGTAATCTAATTAAATAGATTACGCTCCACCAGTTCCGTAGATTCCTCTAGGGTCAGACCATCCGAAGACGTATCTTTCTCTAGCTTTGAATCTTACATTACCAGTGTCGAAATCACCTTCAATCGCGGTTTTGATTGGCGCTCTAACAAAGTGTTTTAAACCGTTAGGTGCGTCAGTAATCAAGAACCATGCATTGGTGTCATTTAAGTAATGATTCACGAAGTATCCTTCTGGAATCATACCCATATGAACTAATGCATTGATATCATTGTCAGCTGTACCGACTCTTTGAGGAGATTTTAAAATTCTCTCAGCAGTGAATTGATTTTCTTTTGGAATAATCATTCTTCTTGCTTGAAGAGCAATTTTTAATCCTCTTTCGTCCACAAATGCGGCGATGTCGATTAAGCCTTGTTCTAGTGATGTTTCGGACAAGTCCGCAGCAGTAGCCAGCGTATTGCTGAACGTACTGTTGTTAGCAAGTGTGTGATTAGTTACGCAAAGTGCGCTTCCATCCCCACCTGTGTAGTTACCATCAAAAGCATTATTCAAAATCGCTGCACCCTTCACTTGTTTAGTGTGGGCCATTGATCTTGCTAAAGCTCTGGTGTATCTACCAGCTAATCTGTCATACAGATTGTCTTCGATTGCTTCCTCAGTGATAGCAAAAGCGAGAGCAATTGTCTCGTTAGTGTATCTAGAAGTATAAACTTCAGTTGCATTGTCATAAGTGACCATTGCACCTTCAGTTTTTGTTGATGCTCCAGCAAAGCCGGAAAGCATTACTTCTTCTTCGAAAGCTCTGTCAGACGATTCTGTCATGAAGACCGCTGCTGCTTCGTTGTCGTATCGGTTATATTCAAGTCCAAATAGTGCATTTAGACCTGGTTCTAGTTCTTTAACTAGCTGTGCTCGTGATATTGCCATTTCTATATGCTCCTATATTCCTGCGCCCTTGTTACCGTAGAAGTGATTATTAATAACCACTAATGCTTTAACATTGGATGCAGTTTGGTCTTCATTGTCTGGATCTTGAGAGACATCAATTACACGAACTGCTTGTGTAATTTTAATATCATTCGTAGATCTGTTCAACTGAACCTTGGATATACCTGTTGTTGTACTTCCTGTAACGTTTGTTACATCGAAGTTTTGAAAAATGAAAGTCGTATTCAGATCATCATTAACATCAATCTTGTAGACTACACTCGGGTCGTCAACAACGAATGCCATAATGTCACTCGCTGCAATTGAACCAGGGTAATAATTACTCCAAGTTGGTTTGCTAGTAGTAGGATCTGTATAAAAACAACCATTAAAAACACCGCAGATTTTTTCACCGTTCGCAGCTGTGTGACGAACTATTGTTCCTGTAGCTGCAGCTTGCACTGCATCTCCTTGGAAAATAGCTGTACCTTCGCTTGCCGCAATACGATATCTATTCTGAGCATTAATAAAGGGACTTCCATCTATTTTACGAACTGGTCTCAGTCCGTAGGTCGATGATGTATTTGCCATCTTTTTATATCCTCGTTTTGGTTAGTTTAATCAATGTTGGACTATAGCTAATTAATTAGGTTTTCGTCCTCCACCAAAAGTTACTCGAGACTGTCTATCAATATTGATAGGCATTCCCGGGTGTTGCTCCTTCATTAAATCGTTATCAACCGCGGTTATTGAATCTGCTGATATCTTTTTAAAATAATCAGTGCGCGATCTAGCGATCTCTTCAGGTATCCTTGCCAACACAAGGCCTCCAACCCCAATCAAACCAGCATATTTTCCGTCGTGAATTTTGGGATATTCATTTTCGCCTATCTCACTTAACAGTGTATCGGCTCTTAAAAATACCCAACCTTCTCTAAGTTTTTTGGATACATTAGCTGAATCCATAAAACCCATACTCTCGGTTCTTATCCATCTCTGAACATAACCTTGAGGCGCTGCTGGCGCATCGAGACTAGATGGTGGTGTCCAGGGTTGATTACGTTTTTCTTTCTCTCTCTCCTGTGACACGCGCGAGGTCTTCATTTTCTCACTTGAGTTTTTACTCATGCTTCCTCCTTCACGTATTTAGCGTATTCTTCTAGTGGCACTCCTAATTTCTTAGCAATAGTCACCTGTGATTTAGTGAGTCTCACAGATCTGCGTCCTTGTTGAGTTCTACCAGCCGAAGCGACAGTTTGGACGGGTTTCCGTGCTTCTTGTGGAATAGTAGTACTCGACTCGAATTTCTGAGGAAAATATTCCCTCATTTTTCCGTCAATTTGATTATAATACTCATCACTCTCTACATCAACCCCTCTGCTCATTAAATCTTCATGAACATTCCAGGCTGCACCTGACATGATACGATCATTACCAAACCAATCATTTTTCTGAGCCCAAGCTTGTGCCTTTTCACTTGGTTGCTGAAACTCTTCAGGCATTTGTGCTTGTAAATCGCCCGCTTGTTCTGGAGTTTTAGCTTTTTCCGTAGCTTGTTTAATTTTATATTCGTGCTCAGCTAATTTTATTTTTGCTTTCTCTTTTTCAACTGCAAGCTTAGTCAGCTCATCTGTTGCCTCCATAATTTTAGTAGGCTCTTGATTAGCAATTGCATCAGAAAGTTTAACTTTAACTTGCTCTCTTTCCGAATCTACTCTTGCNTCGAACTCTTTTAAGTAANTTTCATCAACTTTGTCAAATTTAGCTTGAGAACTATCATATTTTTTTTGTAGTCCTTTAGCAAACTGTGTTGCAGCTNNTTCTCTTCTTTCTGCCTCGCGAGCTCGGTAAGTTAACTTATCAATTCGTTTTTGAATACTTTCAGTATACTTACCTAAATCTTCTTTTGGCTTTTCCTTTTTTGCTTCTGTTGGCTTAACTTCAGCAGGTTCTTCAATTTCTTCTACTTGAATTTTAGCCTTTTCTTCTGTTTTAGATTGATGGTCTGTATAACCTAAATCTACTTCACCGTGGTCAAGATTTATTTTATCTCTTTCATCTACCTTTTTTTCTGGTTCTTTGACTTCAACGTCCTGCTCTTTAGCATCGTCTGTGTCTAGTTCCACTTCTTTTTCACTTGGTTTTATTATTTTTTCCACATTTGGTTCTGCCATTATTTCCTCCTAGTATAATTGAAGAATATCTTCGGGTTTTTTAATACGTGCAATAATTTCATCATCATTTAAAATACGATGTTCACCAAATTTAGTTTGAAATCTGGATCCTGCGTATCTTCCATAAACAATAAATTCACCTTCTTTGCACCAAGGACCGCTAGGAAACTTTTCTTTATCTTTATAACAAAGATCTCCCATTCGAATAACTAAACCAACTACGGTCGTCATTTGAATTGTGTCGTGAGTTGTATCAGATAAAAGAATTCCACCTTTAGTTTTTTTCTTACCAGACCAGGGACGTACCAGCATTCTATAGCCAACTGGAACGGGTAGTGTATCAATATATTTGCCTACACCTTCCGCATCTCTGGGAATTGGTTTGCCTTCGTCTGGATCTGCGCCTTGTTGTATAGGCTTGATTAAGCCTTTAGGTTGTATTAGTGTCACCGTCGTCATCCTCCTTTTGCAGGTCTCTAAGTTCCTGAAGCACTGCATCATAAGCAGTGAGTTGTCCTCTACTATAGTTTACTTTCTCAATCGTGTCTACACCATAGCATAGATGTTCTTTGACGGCGTCTCTGTTTTTATTAATTCTTTTTTTAATAACTTCTACTGAATAAGGATCAAGCATTCAGAAAGATTTATATAATCTTTATTAATTTATGTCTATTTCTTTTTACCATTTCTGAATATTTGAGTCCCCTTTATACCAAATATGCTCGCACATACTAAAATCCATAAATTTGTAAACCATGAAGGAAGCGCTTTGAAATGCTCAAAGAAAAGATTTATCTTTTCCATGGCCGCCGGATCGTCTGACC